ATGACCGGTCTCAACCTCGATGTTGACGAGCTTGTTGAAGTAGCCGTGATCATCACGGACTCCGAGCTCAAGGCAGTTCACGAAGGTTTCGACATCGTGATCAACCCCAGCCAGGCCGCACTGGAGAACATGGGTGAGTTCGTCACCAATATGCACACCAGTTCAGGCTTGATTGAGGAAATCCCCCATGGTGTCTCCCTCGAGGAAGCTGAAGCTCAGGTCCTGGCCTACATCAACGAGCACGTCCCTGAAGGGCAGAAGCCTCCGATGTGTGGCAACTCGATCGGTACTGACCGTGCTTTCGTTGTGCGCTACATGCCGCTTGTCGATGCACGCCTGCACTACCGCAACATCGATGTCTCCTCCTTGAAGGAACTCGCTCGTCGCTGGTATCCCCGCGTTTACTTCAACTCCCCCAGCAAGGATGGCGGCCACCGTGCTCTTGCAGACATTCAAGAGTCGATTCGTGAACTCGACTACTACCGTCAGGCTCTTCTGGTCGCAGCACCAGGACCCAACAGTGACGAAGCAGCGAAGATCTCTGCAGACATCGTCACCAAGCACACCTCTTAAGCTTCATTCTTCAGTTTTTGCCTCCGAGCGAAACGTGTAAGATTATTGAGTTGCTGATTCGTCGGAAGCACAACATGGTGGGTATAGCTCAGTTGGTAGAGCGCCTGATTGTGGTTCAGGAGGTCGCGGGATCGATGCCCGTTACTCACCCCAAGTAAATAAAGGAAAGTAGCGGATTTACTAGCTACGAGCCAACATATCTGCCAACATAGTAGGAATTGAACGCCTACCGTGTTGGCAGATTGTTGGTTTAAATGGCTTCCGTAAGCCCCCGTACTAATCGCAGTGGATCAATCACTTGGCGCGTTAGTTTCCGTATTGGGAACAAGCAATGCCAAGAAAATTTCGATAATGAGACTGGCGCTTACCAGTTCGCTTCACTTGTGGAGAAGGTCGGCGGTGATGCTGCACGTAATGTTCGTAAGCATCGTTCTGGCCGCCCAGATGACATGCCTACTCTTCGTGAGTACACAGAGAAATATCTTGACCCTGAGTCTGGTCTGATTACCGGTATTGAGCCAGGTACTCGTGCCGGGTACATGTCTAACGCTGAGCGTTCTTTCTTGCAGGTTCTTGGTGACTATCCTCTCAGCGCTATTACTAAGGCTGATGTGGGTAAGTGGGTTGCGTGGCAGGAGTCTCAAGATTCCACAATCAACAAGGGAAAGACGATTTCTGCCAAGACGATGAAGAATTATCATTCGGGGTTGAGTGCGGTTTTGAAGTCTGCTGTTGAAGAGGGAATCATCCCAAACAATGTGGCTTTCCGTACGCGCCTTTCTAAAGGGATAAAGCATGAGGGCGTGTTTCTGTCTCGTACAGACTTTGCAACGCTCCTACACTTCACAGACGACCGTTACAAGCGGTTCCTGCTATTCCTTGCCGGTACGGGTTGCCGTTGGGGTGAAGCTACTGCCGTGACATGGGGTGATATCAACTTTGATGTTCAGCCTCCAACAATCCGTATTGATAAGGCGTGGAAGAAGTCAGCTACAGGTGCGCCTGTGTTGAAGCACCCTAAGTCCTCTCGTGCTGTTAGAACTATTTCCCTGTGGGATGAACTTGTTACGGCTTTAGGAGAGCCGGGGAACAGTGATGAACTTGTTTTCCCTAGCCCAGAGTCGGGTACTCATCTTTGGCCAGGTACTTTCCGTTCACGAGTTTGGCTACCTGCTGTCGCTAAAGCGATGGATGAAGAGGAATGTGCCACTATTGGCGCGAAACCCCTCACTAAGCGCCCTACAGTGCACGACCTACGCCACACTCACGCGTCGTGGCTAGTGGCCTCTGGAGCGCCTCTGCCGTTCGTTCAGGCACGCATGGGGCACGAGTCCATCACAACAACGATTGGTGTTTATGGTCACCTCTTGCCTGATGCCCATATTCAAATGGCAGACATGATGTCTCAAACAATGTCAGGCGTTCTTCCCTTACAGGGTGAACTTGAAGCATAATGTTCTAAACAAGGGGGAATTTCATGCTCAAGAAGATTGTGCTCATTTCTGTTTCCACACTCGTTCTAGCAGGGTGTTCTGCTTCTCCAGAGCCAGCGCCAACTCTTTACGGAGGGCAGCCAGCACCACAAACAGATGCTGAAGTAATAGATCTAGTATCAGAACGTTATGGAGACTGCTTCGAGAAGCTTGGCGATGCAGAGTTCACTTATGCGAGAAGTAGCAGTGGAGAACTTCTTCCTGGTGATTTTCTAGCTGCCGGTGAAGGTTGGTCTGTGTTGATTACCGTCTCGGCTTTGACTGATAAAGGTGTTTTGCCGACTGTTCCGGGTTCTGAGAAGTCTGTGGAGTTACTTACTTCTGTGGGTTGTGGATAACTTCTGCATCATTTTGTGGGTGTCTGTATCGTCTGGCTATGACGTTTCTTGATGATTTCGCTACAGACCCTGACTGTCCTAGCTGTGGAACTCGTTGCAAGCCACGGCTCGGTGCGTGGTGGTGTGAAACCTGCCAGCTTTCAGTTATTGGCTAATTCGGTTCCAGCCGCGTTTCAAGTCGTCAAGTAGGGCGATAGCTAGTTTGCGGTGTTCCTCGGATACTTCTCCCCCGGTTTGCAGCACCGTTTCAAAAAGTGTGATGTGGTAGCCACGAATCTTGTTGAAGCCTTCCTGCCTAGGGTCACGTCTTGTACGTACATACTCAGCCTTCAATTCTTCGACAGCGAAAGCAAGGATTTCTCGTGGCGTCATAGATACAGGTTAAACGAAAGAAAGCCCCCTACCCAGAACATGTCTGAATAGGGGGAGCTAGTTTCTTTACTGGCAGGAATCACACTGGAGCTGATCCATAGGGTCTAACGGAATTGTGTAACCGCCAACTGTTTCAATATCGTCCATTAATTACCTCGGTTTTCGAGGTCATGGATTCGGTCGTCGAGTTTTTCGCCTTTGTTGTCGAGCCGTCCAACATCTTTGCGGATTCCGCGAATATCTGATTCGACGTTCCCTAAACGTTTTTCAACTCCATCGAAACGGTTCTCTACTCCGTCGAAACGGAGCATCATTTCGCTGTGGCGTTCATCTTGCTCTACACGCAAGTTTGTTGTGTGAGAGTTTTCGACTTGTGCACGTGAGGCTCTCGTATCGGCTTGGATAGCGTTGATTTTCTTGCCATTGGATCTGGTAGCAAATAAGCCAATGATGGATACTCCGAGAGAACCCATGACGGCTATGAGTGCAACCGTTATATCTTCCGACACGGTTTACTTCGGAGTTGATTTACTGAAACGTGACAGGCCAAGAACGGATGCGAGTGTTCCAGACCATGCAACGATGAGCGCAGCTGCTTGCGTTGCTACTGTTGCATCCCAGTTTCCCCAGTCGATGACGGTCAGGGCGAAAGCGTAAGGGGTTGAAGAGGATACGAGGGCGAGAATCAGCCAGAGAGGCTTAGCGATGTGGTCTGGGATTACTGGCGCGTTGGGGTCATCCAGGGGGATTTCTTTCGCGGTAGCAATCAACGTCTGAATTTGGGCATCGGTAGCCATTTTTCGGGTGTTGATTACTGTTATCTGCTCTGGGGTGAGCGTTGTCTCTGCCACTTTGTTCTCCTCTGGTTTGGGTTTGTGTTCTGCCTTCTCTGGCTTCACAGTTGGTTTGGTTTTCGTAGGCTCTGGAACAACCTCAGGGATAGGTGCCGGGGCAGGTTCAGCTGTGGGTGCTGGCGGTGTAGGAATAGGCACAACGGCCGCAACTGCACCATCGAACGCAGCCCACACGTGACCGTCAATCTGCCAATCCATACGGCCTGAATATCCGCCATACGCTTGCGCCATGAGGAGGATGCCGTGGCAGAGATTCTTATTCATCTCGCTATTCCAATAGGTCAGGTCAAAGAATCCAAAGTCTCCACAGACAAGCTTGATAGCGAGCACTGAGGCTTCACTAGCGAGGTTCCCGTCAATGGGGCCTGTGTAGTAGCCACGCTCTGCAAGTCGGGTCTGTACCGTCATTTGGTCGCTTGTGCCAGGAACCCAATACGTCCAGTCGGCACCTTCTGCACGGATACCCTCCCCCTGTGAACCAACGGAAGGCGTCGTGTATGCAGGAGTTGATACGGGTGCGTTTACGGGGCGGAGAATACCCAGAATGTTGTTAGCGCCACGGTTATGGCGCGACACATACTGACCTTCAACGTTTTGTTCCATCGTGCCGAATGTGGAACCATCCCAGCCACGCACAACAACACCAATGTGTCCGTAATAGCCGTCATAAGGGCCACCGACACCAACGAAGATATCGCCCTCACGAGCGTCCGTAACAGGAACGAGTGTGAAGCCGTGAACAGACTGCACATTCGGGTTATCAATCCAATGCCGTGCAAACTTCACGTTCACAAACCCGGCACCCAAAACACCCTCCGTGTATTGGTTAGCTAACGCCACACACTCACTTGCAAGGTGATTGAAAACAGTTGTGCCATTGGGAATGTTCTTAAACTCTTGCCAACTCATTGGAGGACTGTTGAGGATAGCCAAAATTGCTCCTTAAATACGGAAAGCCCCTAAGGGCTAACTAAATCGTTACTGTTTCTTGCTTTTCTTGGCAGGCGCTTTCAGTATTTCTGGTACGTCAGCGTATGGATCAGTTATCGTCTCAGGGACATCAAGAGGGGATGGAACCTCCGGCACAGTTTCTGGCTCTGGGTCTGGAATCTCGACCCATTCCGCTGAAGGAGTGAACGCCTCAATAATTCCTGTGTTCTTCGTCTGGGTTTCTTGAAGCTGTTGAATCTGCTTATCGATATCAGTGTTGATTTCGGTTAGGCGTTGGATTTGTTCAGCTGCCGGGTTTGCTGGCAATAACATTTGTTCTCCTATACCGGGTTTACCCAGCCTGAGGCTGTCTTGACTTTGAGCGTTCGCTTCTCAACCATCACGCCGTTCTCTTTTGCTTTGAGTGACGTCGAGTTCACGAATACGTTGTTTACTTTTGCTTTCACTCCGACGGGTATGAATATCGCTGCTGATTCGGTGTATCCGGATGTGCCGTCACTGTTGGTAGCCCACACGCGGAACTTGTAGTTACGTCCGAACGTTAGACCGGTATAGGTGAAGGCTTGGCTGGACATGGTGTTTTGTGCTGTCCATGCGCCGTATGTTGCTCCGCCGTCGGTGCTTGAGGCATATTGCACATAGAACGTGGGTGTTCCTGCTGGGGAGGAAACGCTTCCAGCATTTACAGTGACGGATTTGTCAGAGTTAAGAAATCCGGTACATGATCCGGGATTTGATGGTTTGCGGTCGTAGTCGGTGAACCCACCGAGACTGCTGCTTGCACCGGCTGAACCCCAACCACCGGTGGAGGCGCTCGCTGAGAATCCGATACTTCCGAGATATCCGTTTGTGTCGTGCCCAACCCATGTATCAAATCCGCTAACGACTAGACGGGCACCAGCGCCGGAGTATGACTGTGTGCCAATGTTCCAAGAGTTGGCGTTACCGTTTACGTTGATTGAGACGGTGTTGTTGTAGGACGTTGCACTGCCGCCGGAGAAGTCGATATATGCGTCTGCGCGAACGAGGGAGCGGTTATTGGCTGCATCTGTTGCTATTACGTAACATTCGATGCGAAGTGCCAGGAGTGACGGGTAGGAACTGAACGCACCTGATGCACTTGCCATGGGGACTCCTTTAACTAGAAAATCCCCTACTATGAGGGGAATTGATTTTGTGGCTTACTGGGAGGGGTGGCTTTTCGGATAATCCGATAGTGGTGATTATGTCATCTCTGCACTGAAATCTGGCTCGGCTGAATTTGGCTCTGTGGGCAGTAAATACGGGGCTAAAACGCATACTTTAGACGTTTCTCAAATGCCTCTCCACAATCACGGCGGGATGACATCGGCAAATAACGCGTATAACGATGTTGGAATTTATGCGCCCGGCGGTGGTACGAACTTTGTTCCGCATACATGGGCTGGGGCCTTCGTGGGTGGTGACTCTAGTTACCAAGCGAAAACAATTCACTCGCACTCAATCAGTGTTCAGGGTGGCGGTGGCGCGCACAATAACGTCCAGCCGACAGTTGCAGCTCTGCTTGTAATCAAAACTTAGGTCTTGATTACTATGAGTGCCGTCCGTGTGGGTTGGATCACGTTGAAAGGCGTATTTCCGCCTGAATACTGGTTAGTAGCAGTAGATCCGTAGGCTGTTCCAGCGCCCCATGTTCCACCGCGGACAACAATTCTGTTAGCGAAACCACCACCATATTGAGCGCCATAGTTAGCAGCTTCCCACTCATTAGGCATTACAGGAAGCCCTAAGGAGTGGCTATGCGAATCTTGTATATGGGTGTGTGAGGCCATTTCTGCAACGGTTTGCAGATGTGTTTTCTCACCGTATGTCTTACCGATTGACCCAAATTCTAGGCTGCCGTTTTTCTGTCCGGAGATGACATAATCACCAATATCCACTACGTCTTAATGACAACGAGAACGGCACGTGTCGGCTGAATCACATTGAAAGCCTGACCACTTCCAGAGTAATTCACACTTATACCCGTCGTGTTCATTCGTGTTCCAGCATTGCCTAGATAGCGATTATCAGACCCCGGGGGAGTGTAGTTTCCACCACCCGTGTAAGGCCCTTGATCCATGTAGTGATTATGTCCAGGGTCATAGATTGAGTGGTTGTGACTAGGCATTTCAGCCACCGTCTGGGTGTGTGATTTCTCGCCAAAAACCGCGCCAATACTGCCAAATTGTGCACTGCCCGGCTTATAGCCCGACATTACATAATCACCATTATTCGGTCATGTTTTTATAACAAGCAAAGCCGCCACTGTGGGCTGAATATTGTTGTGTGCTCCGCCACCGCCTGTTGATTGGTTTGTAGCTGTTGTAGCTTGGTTTGTTGCAGTGGTATTTCTGGCATAGAGGTTAGCCGTGTTTGTGCTGGCATCATTACCTGAGTCAGTGAAAGAGTACTTGTCACCATCTCCACCAAGCGGTCCAACCGCAACTTGTCGGTCCCCAGCAAATGAGTTAGCAGAAACTACGTGACTGTGAGCATCTTGCGTGTGGTTGTGAGAGTTTTGCGTGTGGGTGTGGCTGGGTATTTCCGTGACACTCAACGTGTGAGTTTTTGCCCCATATTTCGCGCCAATATTGCCGAACTCTACACTCCCTGACTTGACTGCTGAGAGAACATAATCACCACTATCGGCTAAGTCTTGATTACAAGGGTTGCGCTACGCGACGGCTGAATGTTGTTATGCGCCTGAGAGCCTCCTGAAGGTGTTGTATCTAGCGCAGTAGTTGTAGGGGTAAAAACGTCATAGTTCAGCAAAACTTGAGTGGAAGCTCCGGGGTTGTAATTTATCTTCCAGTTGTTGTCTGCATACCCAGCTCGATGCGTATGAGTAGGCATCTGGTCAGAAGTTAGCGTGTGTGTTTTCGCCCCGAAAGTAGCCCCAACAGACCCAAACTCTGCACTGCCAGCACGAGTGCCGACCAAAACATAATCACCATTATCGGGCACCTTGAAATTTACACTGGATACAGCTCCAGCCTCGTAAGGGGAAAAGTACACTGAGTGCGTTCCCGACTGGGTTCCAGAGGTAACAATAGCAGCACCACCCGACGAAGCCGACAGTCGAAAAGCATCAGCCGTCAGCCCTGAAGCAATCACGTAATACACCGTGTAAGAAGCCAAACCGCTAGGCAAAGCGCCAGAAGTAGTCAGGTAAACCCTATCCCCCGGCACCAAAGCATGGCCCGCACACGTAAACACAGCAGGGTTAGCGACAGAAACCGTCACCGTGCCAATCTTCGGACGCAAATAAGCAGCCAAGTCAGGGTAGTTTGCTACCGCATACGAAGCACCATCAGTCTTAAGCGTCCCAGCAGGAGCATTACGTCCAGCGCAATACAGATAAGTACCCGTAGGGATACCAGCCAGAGAAGGAACATTACGACCCCGGCTCAGCTCATCAACCTGAGCCTGCAAACCCTTAATCGTGTCCTTAAACCAAGCAACATCAGAGGAATATTCAGGATAGTCACTCACAGTTAGCTCCTACTTTCTGCACACGTAAACTTCACAACCTCAGAGCCGTAATCGTAGGAATAACCCAAAACACGAATCCGCTTCCGAGAAGCAGCCCCAAGATACGGGTCCTTAGGTAAGCCCAAAATGCCGTAATCACCAGGGCGATACTCCCCTAAACGTGGAGCAGTCGACACAGTCTTACCTGCAAGAACAATCGTCGGATCACTAGACACCGAAAAGCTGAACTGGGAAACAGGTTTTGTGCCCACACGAACAGCAGCAGAAGCATGGCCGTCCAAAACTGACTGAGTAGTCACACTGTTACGGCTCATAGAAGCTTCCATGATGGGGAAACCGGCATCCGTCAACACAGTCGAAACAGCACGGGCGGTCACCGGGCGAGTTGCGCCAGTAGGAGTACCACCTATTTCCCAATCCTGAGTAACCAGCTCTTTAGCCGAGATACGGATAGACGCAGCCCTTACAGGGGAGGAAGGTAAAGACGCATCCCAAACCCAATCAGCACCAGCTTGCTTTAGCTCTGGCGCACCAGTGACTACCTGCCATTGAATCTGAGAGCCGTTGTTGATAAATACAGGACGGAAGTCGATATCAGGGCCACCATCAACACCTGAAAGTTTTGCCAGGACTTCATCAACAACCTGTAAGTCCTCGCCTAAAAAGGTGCGTTCGGCAGTACCCGCAACATCACCCTCGAAAGTGAGAGGAATAGAACCAGCTGTCCACGCTTGAGCCTGCTGCAAAACGCGCTTAGCAATCGTGCGAAGAGACAAGGCAGTAAATGTTGAGTTAGCTCCATAAGGGTCTGTAGTGCCCACTGGAAGAACATAGCGTCCCTCAAAATATGAACGGACACCAGCACCAGTAATTTTCAACTCACGCTTGTCTAAGTCGTAATCATGCTGCCAGATAGGGCCAGCATCCAATATGACGCCGTTTAGTTCCAGCCCCAACACGTAACGACCAGGAGTGAGCAAGGCCACGTCTATCGCTGTATTGAAACCACCCAACGTCACAGCAAGAGGAAGTTTCACGGTCGCCGAAATAACGCCAGCCTTATTCAAGACAGGATTGATAGATCCCGACTTCACAGGTAAAGAGCGGACAACTACATTGCCCGTTCGTAGTTCAGCAACAAACCAGCCCATGATTACGTATTAATCCAGAAGTCAAGGTTACGAGCACCGGCAGGTTCAGTCGTTTGTACATAGGCACGAGGGAGCGCCTCGAGTGCAGCGACACGAACAGTGAGGGCAGTTACCGCAGCCTCGAGCGCGGTTGCCCTACCCTCCACTGTTGTGGTGCGGGACTGTAAGACTGTGATGAGTGTCTGCAACGAGACATCTGCTGCAAGGTTAGTGAAGCCCTCAGTTGTCGCTGTGCCTGTATCGCCAACCTTTACCAAGTGGCGACCGATTTCGAGCGCACCAGCAGGCAAAGTCGGGGCAGTTGGAGAAGCTGCCGGAGTGCCGTTCGCAACCTCAATAAAAGCCTTGCCTGTTTCTGAAAGCTCCTCCAGAGGTTGCTTGACATAAATGATGTCGATACGAGGGTTGGCCGTCGGTGCGGCAGTAGTCGGCACATCAATAGCTGTAGGAACAGGCAAAATGACGGCACCAGTATCAGGAGAACGAGTCAAGACGAATCCAGAAGCAGCAATCTTGTACTTCATTTGAGACGCATACCCAGTCAGAGGGTTTGCCCCCAATACGCCAGGAAGAGCCACACCAGCTGTGTTCTGAACAAAGAAAGCCTGAGCACGACGATGCCCGACCTGATCTACACGGTTACCGGCAGTAGCCGAAGCCGTACCTAAACCGTTTTCAACTGTTACAGCCATTAGAACCATCCATCCCGAATTGTTGCTTCAACGAAAGAACCACCAGTGGCAACACCGATGGGAGAGAAAATATAACCGCGCTGACCCTGTTTAGGTACCGAAGCCCAGTTGGCCTGCGTCAACGAGACAGACACATCAGTAATTGCGCCTGACTCATCGCGCAAAAGTGCACGACCGCCAGCCTCAGGCCCCAAATAAACTTCCTCATTGACAAGAAGTGCCCGGTCAAAACGGACAACATAGTCATCAGAAAGAATCTGGAACCCAAGAGTAATAGGGCCACCAACGCGCCACATCGGATACACATCAGCTGTACCCGAGTTGAACAGCTGCACATAACCAGACAACGCGGCAGCTGCAACATCCCCATAAGTAAGTGGGTATTGCAACGAGTATTGAAGACCACCCGAAACAACGTAAGAAGCACCCTTACGAACAGTTTCCAAAGCGCCATACTTCAAAGGGTCAGGCGCAAACAGAGGAATGGAATACTTCCAAACTTTCTCAGAAATCCGTTTAGACAGCACAACCTGACCAGGTTCAATCCAGCATCGGGCTGACTTAGTTGACCCGGCATCAGTGACAGAGAAGTCAAAACCCTCCATAGCCGACAACGAAGCCAACCAGTCAACACCTGACGCCTCAGCTTCCGCAGAAGTAGAAAACTCAATCGCACATTCAAAAGTCATGTGACGGCCAGAAAGCAAAACCTGTTGTGGAGTAAATGACCCATGCTGACCGGGAACATCTACAGAATCAACACGGTTCGCTACCCCGTCATACCAGCCAACAAGACCAGAACCTACCCACCAATGATTTGACTCATTAGCGGAACCATAGAAAGTCTTATCCGCGAGCGTTACTGAATATGTCATTAGTTACCCATCTCGCTTTCAAGGCCGAAGCGCATTGCTCGAGCAAACTCAAGAGAAGCCGCAGTGGTATCCGTAGCGTTGCTATTGATTGTGAACTGTTGAGTAACACCATTCGACTTATCAAGTGGCACGACAGAAGCGCCCCGGTTTAGGTTCAACAGCTCGGGGCCTTTCTCGCCTACGAGGACAGTTCCAGAACCAGTAATCGTTCCACCATTAGCTAGAAGTGGAATCTTGCCCAGCTTGAAACCGATAGTTCCGCCAGTAGCTTTACTGATGAAACTTCCAACAGCGTTGAGTCCGTCAATGACGCCGTTTACAAGTTTCAAAATTGTGTTGATGTACGTCTTGATAACCCAGACAATGCCTTCAAAAACGCCACTGATTACTTGACCAATACCGTTAAATACGTTTGAAAATACTTGCCCAATTGCATTGATACCAGGAGTAATCCAGCCAATGAATCCAGCCCATACAGACGTAATCCACTTCACTACTGAATCCCAGTTCATCGCCAGGAGGATGATGACGCCAATTAGCGCCATGATGCCGATAATTATCCAAGTAATGGGGTTTGCTAACAGTGCAGTATTCATAGCCCACGTTGCGACAGTAACCGCAAGGAAAGCCACACCAAGAACACCCAAAGCAATCGCAAGAGCCTGAACAACAACAGGGTTTTCAGACATCCAATTCATCAAATCTGCACCAGCAACAGCAAGCTGTTCAACCATAGGAAGAACAAGAAGACCCAGAGTTTCTTGAAAGTTCCCAAAAGCCTGATCCATACGGTCAGCACCGGTGGCCGTAGCCTCAGCAGTACCGCCAACTTGTGTCTCAAGCTCCTTCATCATCAGAGCCTGAGCGCCAGCCATATCCCCAGCACCAACCATCGACTCAATCATGGCTTTCTGTTCTTCAGTGAACTGAACACCCATCCGGCCAAGTGAAGCTAACCCCTGAATAGGGTCATTGAACGCCTTACCAAGTGCGACAGCATTACCTTCAGCTGAACCAAACCCGGCAGCAGCCAAGTCCATCGCTGCCATAGTGGCACGGTCAAACATGCCACCCATGTCATCAGCAGTAGAAGCAAGCTCCTTGAACGTCAGTAACTTAGCCTGAGTGTTCTTAATCGCATCTTCATCAAGACCAGAATTGAGAGCCTGAGCCTGAGCCAAATCGATGAGTCGCTGAGAAACCTCGCCAGCCTTGTTGCCAAAAAGCCCCATTGAAGAAGCAATTTGATTGATACGAGCGTTCTGCTCGACCTCAGCTTGTGCAGCGCCAACAATGTCCTTCGTGAAACTAGCAATAGCGACACCGCCAACAATGGCAGCCATAGGGCCAGCGAGAGACTTGAGGCTCCCCATCATGCCCTGCCCCATTGACTGACCTACAGGGCCACCAATGTTGCTGAACTCATTTTCAAGGGTTGACTGCGCCCCTGTCATCGAGGGAACGATTTGAACGTATGCCTCAGCTATACGAGACGTCATCAAGACTCCTTAGGGTTCATGCGTTCAAGGTTCCGAATTACATCAGCTCTTGAATGTTTGGTCCTGCCAGACCGTTTCGTGTTGGCATCCGGCCACGGACGTTGAAGTGGCTTGATTTTCTTCTTCGAATTTGCCTGATGATTCAGGTCAAAAAGTTCAGCAAGAAGAATCCATTCATGAGTGACCGGATACTTCCAGTCATTCATTACTGCTTGAAGCCAAGAGGTAGGGTCACGCAGGAGTATCGCGGTGAGGTGTAAAGCTTCTAACCAGGTGACGCTCTCCCCCACGTCATCCCACGAAAGATGAAATCGACTCCGAAAGTCTGCTCGAATCTCACTCGGGTGAGACTCTGCAATCTCTAGGAGTCGGAAGATTCCCCCATGGTTACACCGTTAGTCCAAGCCTTGATGATTTCGCCAATCTCTGTAAGTGACTTCTCATCGAGGGCTTTCATCTCTTTCGAGTCTTCACCTAGAGTCAGCTCTAATACGAGGAAGGCTGCATCTACATCGTTCTGCGCTTTGCGAGATCGGCGAACTACACCGGAAGGAATGTTCTCAAACTTGGGGATTGAGAAGTCTTTGCCTTTGTGTTCAAAGTGGAATTTTTCAGTGGACATGAATGTCTCCTTGTGCGGTTATGCGGAATGTGCGGAAGTGTGAGAAACCGGGGCCGACGAGTCCGCACAACGCCGACCCCGGATATTGAGAGGTTTACGCCTCGAACTCGCTGAAGAACGTGTCTGAAGTGCGGCCTTCGGTTGCATAAGCGGTAATGGTGATGCCGTAAGAAACAGCCTCACCGTTTGCAATCGTCTGAGCTTCAACAGAGAGAACTTCACCTGAAGGGATGTAGTGACGAACAACCTTGGCACCGTCAACTACATCGATAACGAATGACTTTCGTCCACCGGTAGCAGCAGGGTTGACGGCAATCTTTCCGCCGACCATGGTTGCGCCGAAGTAAAGCTCGAGGACAGCCTCATTCGTCTCAAGAAGAGAGAACGCGAATGTTTCAGTTGCTTCGGTAATAACCTCACGGACAAGGTCAGCGTTCTGCCATGCACGAATCTGGTTGGTGGACTTATCGATAGTGTGTGCGATTCCGTCCTCGGAAACGTATCCAAGGTCTGTGAATCCGGTGAGTACGGAATCAGAAGCTGTTGGGGCGGTTGCTGTGGTGGCGCCTACATAGCACTTGCCTGTAATACCCACCACAACTGAATCGGCTGAGAGAGCCATGTTTTCTCCAAAGGGTTAAACGAAAAACACCCTCGGTCGAGAGTGTTGAGGTGGGCATAGCCCTATCTGAGTGCGGTCAGAAACTAGATGTCGGAAGCTTTGACGACAAGTTCAAAACTCATGTAACGCTGTTCTTCTGTTCCTTCGTTATCGACACGAATTGGGAACATGACAGTGCGGACCAGTTTGATATCTCCCCAGTTGAAAGTCCGCATAAGGGATTCCACGAAACGGGCAAGGTCAGAGGCGTCAGCGTATTTGTTGGCGTAAACGTTGATCCCAATACGCTCAGCCTTAGTAATACCCGTAACTATGGAAGAGCCACCATCTGCACGCACAGTGACAACTCTGGACGGGGTAGGAGAAACATCCGGGGCAGGCTTCTTCGTCGCTACAGTCACGCCTGAGGCGTAGGGCAGGGTCGACGCGGAAAGCGAAGACTTAAGCCGCGCAACAACTAACTTCTCCACATCAGGGAAAATCGTTGCCATTACTTCTCCAAACGTGAAAGTGTGCGAGCAAGGTTCCCTGTAACTGCTTCTCGAAATAAGCCATTAGGGCGGGTATCAACGACATTCGCAACATATTTAGTTCGACGCATCCAAGGCTGAGCCTCGAAGTCTGAACCGGCACTTGCTGCAAAGACTTCAGCTGCCTGATCTATAGCGTTTACAACGCCCTGTTCGTGCATGAGAGCGATGATGCCGTTCTTATCAAGCTTGATGCGTGCCCTACCCATCTCGACGCCTCAGTGAAACGACGACACCTTTTGAGACGTTCAGCATGGAAGACCAAGCCTGTGCGGAACCATCTTTCACATACTGGTCACCACGGACAACGAATACATCTTCATCCTGAATGTTGGAACCGGCAGGCATGTACAAAGTCATTTGAGTATCAATGGGTGAACCCTCAGTAGTTACAGGTTCAGAAGTGGCACCCCAACCGACAAGACAGCCGGGAACTTCAACATTTGCAGTTGTGAAAGTGGGATTTCCGTAGTCATCAGCAACACCTAAGGTGCGTCGGATAATCGTGACTGTTTCACCCATGATTAGTTTCCAAAGTGTGTAGCGTCACCGAGCATGCGGGAGTAACGCTTGTTGCCAAGAATGGAGGCCGTCCCGATTTGTTTCTTGCGGTAAGACATGGCGACTGCGAGTTCAGCCGGTGACAGCATGACCTGTGATCCGACAGCCCAAGAAGCGTATTCCTGAGTGAAAGGGCCAGTGGTCTGCTTTGTTATTCCTGAGGCAGCATCAGGGGCGATTGAAAGAGTGCGTGCAACCATTCCAGCAACGACTGCCACGACGGCTTCAGGAATCGTCGCAGAGCCGTGTTCATAGACGACCTTAAGTGGAAGGTTGGAATATACGTTGAAAAGCGCCTGAAAGCCGTCCCACGTGTAATCGACAGCGGCCCCGTTGACATCTTCAACAGAAACAATGGCTATTACGGGACGTTGGAGGAGGCGAACAACACCATCCTTAGCGAATACTCGAACAGTAGATTCGCCAAGCTCAAACTTTTGTTCAGACTTGTTGACGAAAAGCGCGGAAGCATCTTCAAGCCAGGCGGTTGCTTTTGCCTCTTCAGCAGTGGTGAGTTCACGTCCAAGACGTGCTTCAACATCGGCAATGGTTGCGAGAGCCATTCGGACGCCTTTCGTTCACAAGGTGTGGTTAGGAGGGTGGGAGCCGACCGAAGCCGACCCCCACCTGCACGATTCGAGTTAGGCCGAAACGTACTTGACGACGCCAGCAGGAAGGGTGACCTTCGAGCCGTAGACGTTGAGGCCACGAACAATGTCGCCAAACTTCGCAGGGTTGCGAAGAGCCTCGGTCTTGTCAATCTGCGAAACGAACGCAGCTGCCTTCTCGTGGTAACCCACAGCCACAGGCTTGGTAGCCTCAGCAAATGCGGGGGTTTCAAGAATGTCCATACCGAACAGGCGTGCTACCTGACCGTTACGGAGTTCGTTCGAACCACCAGCGAGAGCAACATCCGACAGGCCCGAGATAAGCAGGTCAGCGAACGCAGGGTTGACTGCTACGAAACGGCCAGCGGTTGGAACCTTAGCCTTAGCCATGACAAGACGAATCTTGCGCAGAGCAGCCTTAGCCTCTTCGTAGGTGTCAACAGCTACAGGAGTTGATTCCTGACCGTTGGTTGCACCAGCGAGAAGCTGAGCTACAGCGTAAGACTCAGCGTCCTCAGCGGTAGACATGCCAGCACCGGAAGTCCATGCCTCAAACGAGCCAGCAGCCTGAACAGCGTCAACATCGTCGATGTCGAGTGCCCATGCACGCTCCTGGTCAATGAGCAGGTCAACCTTGGTGTCTGCAAGAGCCTCAGGCGAGATAACTCGGCCAGCTGCCTTGTAGTCAACAGTGGTGGGGGTTACCGCGTTGATGATGTGAACAGTGTTGCCCTTGGATGCAGTACCAGCAAAGTCTGCGTTCAGGGTTGGGATAACGATCTGGTTTGCGAAGTAGTCCTTCTGGACTCCAGCTTCCCAGAGTTCGGGGATGAAGTTGTCGATAGCCATGAGCTATCTCCTTTCGATTATTGTTTGCCCATCAGCGCATCAAGGCGTCCGTCTTTACGAGCCGCCAAAATGTCCTGAGGGGTCATGTTTGAAAGTTCTTCACGAGAGCGAATCTGTGCAGAACCTGAATTGGGTTTGCCACGTTCTCCCTGCCCCAAGTCGGGGAAAGAAGGTTCGGCAGGTTTGGTGTGCGCTTCGACCCATGCCTGAATGGCGTCGGTGTCGATGTCGCCTGAATCGTCGATGAAAGCCGACTTGTTGAAATCAAGGAGGGCGTTCCCCTGAAGGGTTTTACCGGTCAATGCTGACTTCAATTCCGCATCTACGAGCTTTGCTGCATACTCAAGTCGCACGGCCTGACGCGTCTCTTCACGAGTCGACTCGATAAGTCGCTCCTGATCGGTCAGGGATGCCTGCTTGATAGCTTCAAGTTCTTTGGTAGCGGAAGCGTTGGCTTTTGCTTGAGCCTCATTTTTGCGACTCATTGCTTTCCACTTTTCAAGCTCTGCTTTCAAATCCGTTTCAGATTCGTCAGTGTTGGAAGCTTCATCAGTTTGAGCATCAGCAGATTCATCAGTATCTGCTGCATCTTTTGATTCGGGTGGCTGCACCTTTGGCAACATGGGTCATGTCTCCGTTTCGGATAATGTGCGCTCATTGCGAGCTATTCGACAGGGATTGTCGAAACTTATGCACCCCATGTGCGGGTTGGGGGCAAATCGTTAGGGCCAGTGAATTTTTGGCCTTCCACCGTGAGAACCGGTCCTAGTTCGCCGTGTTCATGGATGGAAATTTTTGAATAGTCAATGGCTCTCGCAGCGCGGTCAGTGACCCCGAAACGGTCAGCAATTGACGCGTGAACTGCGTCTAGGCGTTCTTCGTCAATGACTTGACCAACATCTGTTGAGCCATAGATAGGCATCTCGCCACAATCACAGTTGTTATGTATCGGCTGTAACTCGCCCGAGTGATAACGCTGAGTAGAAGCGACATAACACAGAGCGCAGTTCTCAGCACCTGAAAGCACCCGCACATAGCCGACAATGTTCGAATTACGGCCACGGGAAAGCAACCCAGCTGAACGCCTAGCCAGCTGAACCTCAGTACGCATAATGTCTTCAACCCTCAGAGCTGCCTGCTCAAGGGCTTGAGTCATTGTTTTGTCCTGCGACAAAGCAGTCCGCAACGTGACGAACGGACGACTATAAACCTGCACAACGTCGGCACCATTACGTAAAGCCGAAGTAGTCAACTGCTCAGCCGTAATGGCAGGAGCTATGAACTTCTCACCGTCAAGCTTCGCTATCTCCCGATAGAAACCAGTTGCGAGTTTCGCAGCCTGACTTTTCACCGCAGTCATGTCGCGAATCGTTGCGTCGATATACATCGGCACGTCATCATCACGCCAAGAACCAAGGTTTAGAAAGCGTTCCTTAGCCTGCGTACCTGCCACGTCAATGAGCCGTCCAGAGAGCGTCTGGTAAGCGTCTGAGAGTTCGCTACGGCTGGGCAACCTGACCACCTAGCATCGCCTGCGTGAGAATAGCTTCGCCTGCGCGTTCAGCTTCCATCTCTGCAATCTCCGCCGGTGAGAACTGCCCAACAAGCGCCATGCGAGAACGGAACGGAATGTCCTGGAACATTGCGTTGGCACTGCCCCGCTCCGAAATGGAATAACGCTCCGCTGGCTTCCAAATAGGTTCAAGATCCAGAAGACTTGCCCGAGCTTCATCGCCAATAATGCGGAACATCAAAGACATGACCTTCGACCAAGAAGCAGTAACTCGAGCCATACGGTCTTCAGCTTTGAACACAAGGCCTTCACGTGCGAGAGCTGCACCTTCAGCAGATTGGTTCGCGCCGTCTGGTGAGAGATAGTGCATGGGTGTGCGGGTCAGCGCAGCGAAGTCCTGAATATCTGCACGAACTCCGGCAATGATTCCTTGAATGTCTGTCTGGCCAGATTCCCAAATGTCTGCACCCTCAGGGAGCATCCACAATGCACCGGGTCCGGGCTGGAAAATGCCGTCATAATCGACTTCATTTCCGTCTTCGTCATACTGAGGAAGGTCGCCTTTAATGGCACGTTGCTTGAACGCCTGAGTAGTCACAATGACTAGGCGTTGCAAAATCATGTGATTGATGCGGTCGATGAGATCTAGGAAAGGTTCAAATTCGCCCTTCTCATCTAGGTTCTCAAACTTGACCACAGGAACTTCACCCAGAGGGTTATCGCCAGAAAGGTCTTCGCGCCAAATCCAGCCGTCAATTTCAAACAGTGAACGCTCAGAAGGTTTGACATAAACCTCCACCCGAGTTGGGTAGTAGAAGTATGCAAAGTCCATACCGGAGTCGTCATCACGGAAAACCTTTGCAGCCTCAGTAATCAGACGTGGATCTGACTGGTGATGCTTTGCCTCCATTTGGCGAGGGTCCTCAACCGTAACTACAGGCTTACCGCCAGGAATCAGTGGAGGGCCAACAATGGCGTAACACTCACCGAACGTCAGCATCTTGTTGTGGATGTCGGCAGAGCGAACATCCAAATCATTTGCTTTCCACAGTCGACGTGCTTCAATATCGCCGTTCTCATCACCATCGGCACCGGTGCGGAAACCGCCAATGATCATGCGTTCACGAGTTGCAGCGACAGCAAGCGAAGCAATGTTCATCCGCGCTTTCTTCTGAAAACGCTTATACGCCTTAGAGGCACCTTCTGCCCCCTCAGGCAGTGGCGCATCACCATCGACATATCGTTCAAGCAAGTTGTAACGAGCCTGACCTCGAGCGATATCGCGGACTAGACGCTGCTGACGCATGTTTAGTTCGGTCGCCATGAGTTCTCCTTAACGAATACGACGGGGCACGAAAGTGCTTCGCGTTGCTTCTCCCTTCGAAAGGGCTTGAAGCCTTGCTTGATATGCGAGAGTCGCCGCAACTGCGGCGTCAATCTTGTTTCTTGAATCGGGGTGTTCTTTCGCAATAGAAAGACCACTTCGGCTGATACGTCGACGGGCGTTCAGTACATGCCTGGTTAGGGCACGGTCGCCGTTGTGGGTGAGGTCACCTTCAACAACTGCGCTTTGGAACTGTTCCAATGCACGAACAACGAGATAAGAGCGGTTACCAGTCATCCACCACTCGATGGGGTGGTTCATCGTGGACTTGACCTTCAGCTTCTTACCGAAAGAAGCTTCCCAACCTGCGACATAAGATTCCCACTTAGCCGGGTCAGCGAACATGCCAACAACGGTGTAATCCTCGAACGCTTTACGCACCTCGAAATCAACCTCAGCAGCGGGGACTTCCCAATCATCCCCAGCAGGACCGTCGGGCTGTTCCCACACACGAATCTCGAAGAGATGCCCGTCAGATACCCGACACCCAATAAGTGCCGTAGCATCCGCAACACCACGAGAACGCTTCCTAGAACCGTCAAAGCCGAGCGTAATTTCATCACGCTTCGACACCTCAACAGGTTTCATGCAAGCGTTCCACTCCACAGCAGAAAGCCACGCATCACGCGAAGAAGTCGGCTGATTGAAGTAATAACGACGCATATCCTGCGGGTCATTACGTGGATCATAAATTTCAGACAAAATACGTTCAATGTCCATGACCTCCGCAAACGGGCCATACACGTCACGCAACCCGGCACGCACCTGGTCTTCATCCGTCAAATCAATATCGGCATCAGCTTCACGATGGTCAAACAGAAGCCTTTGACGCTTCGTCTTACCCTCAGCAATAGCCTTCGCAAGGTCGTGAGTTTCCTCAGCAACGCTCTTCTCCCCCGGCATATACATCGTGGAAGTCTCAAGCGACCAAGGTTCCGACTGTTTACGCTTGGCAAGGTTACGTCGAACAGTGGCATACATGCGCTTGAGTTCAGGACGAATGTAAAGATGTGTCTCATCGAAGACGACGAAAGTCTCTTTTCCACCATCTTTCGAAGAGTTCGAAGCAGTAGACGGAACAATCTCGCCACCAGCAGGAAGGAACGTTCGAGTCAGCCCGGCACCATCACGAGGCATACCAGCAGCTAACGGCCCCATAGTGAGGTTGAAATGTACGTTGTCGTACGTGTTGCCAGCCTGACCTTCTTCGGTCGCCAGACAGCGAACTACAGGCTCAACAACAGGGCGACCTACAGGCTCACCCTCTTCGAACTGATACGTAAAATCACAATTCGCAATCAGGCAACCATGCGCAGCACACGAATAGATTTCGCCCAGTTCAGCCCAATGGTCAAACCTGACCGGAGCTAAAACCTCAGCAAGAACAACAAAGCCGGCAAGTTCCGACTTCGCACGACCCTTAGGCCGTGACATGAAAGCCGAATCGTAAAACCTACGCCCATCCTCGCTGACCGCATAACAGTCAACAATGAAGCCAGAAAATTCGTCATCAAGCTCAACAGGCTGACCGGCAACGTCACCCGGACCATGGACACAGTGATGTTCCATCCACGAACACAGAAAAAATCCGAGCGAACGGGCACGATCATGCTCAGTTGAGCGAATCAGCTCACGCATTGTCCAACAGTCGGCGTCTACGCGTACCAATATCAGTCACGCCAGCAGGCACATCAACCGGTGAAGACTGCTCAACAGGGACGTAAACCATGCGCGACTTGAAACGAGACTCGGCAGTCTTAAGAATCTCGCCAGCTTCACGCTGACGTTGCTCAGTCATAGCCGACGCAATGCCACAGTTCGCACTATCCACCACGTTGACCGCAGTATCAACAACGAAACCCCACATAGCTTCATCCCACGCAACAGCATGAGGCAAACGCTTCACTTCCTCAAACCAGCGAAAAGTCGCATCCTGAAGAGGAACAGTGACCTGACCGTCCTTAGTCACAATCGTCCGATAAACCGGAAGCTCCAAAGGCCACGGGCCTTCAAACGGAACATCAAGAAATTCCCGTGTTTCAACCCGTGAAGGATTACGATTCACAGACTTTTCACTCGGAGCGCGACCAGGTAACGCCATGATTTGCCTCCCGTTTCGGGTGAATACACACCCATTTCGGGTGCATCAAATGAGAATGTGTCTACCCGTCACAGTCAAATAACGGCCGTGCGTGTAAAACTCAACATTCAAACCGTCGATACGTCGACGGAAACCATCAGCCTTCTCGGCATAAACCCACGCATGCAAGCCCTCACCAGAAGGAGAAACTTCCACATAGAACGGATTCACAGACCGGACAAACTCCACAGCCTGCAAAGAAGGCACACCATCAACAAAGCAATGATCCAAGTCATAACAGCCAATGCCGTCACCGTTGAGCACAAACCCAAGACCAATACCAACATTCGACTTAGACGCCTCAGCATAAGAAGACCAAGAGCCTGAATCGGTACTGGAAGCGTTACCGCCAGAAACCCTCAACGGCACTTTCTTCGACGAGTACCGAATCCAACGATCACGGCTCATAAGAGCATGAGGAAGTGGACGTTTACCCCGAGCGAAATAGACGCGGCACTTGGCCGAGCAAAACTTCGCATCAGCACGGGCAAGACGAAACTCAACGCCACAAAGCTGACAAGTGCGGAAAGACATGACTCAATCATATCAAAGTGTTACGGCTAAACCCATATAAATACTGGAAATAAAGCCAGTCAGAACAACGACTCAACCTAAGCCCACAACAACCAAGCAGACAACCAAACAGCCCACCAAGACAGCAAAAGCCAGTCACAAAGCCACCCAGCCCCACACAGCCTCACGCGTGACAAAGGTTTCGAAATAGTACACACCGCGAACAACAGCATCTCCCCGTGCTTTAGGACACCCACGGGGGAGCTTGCCCACCCCCAGGTATCAAGCAGCGTATCTGTATGACTGCCACTGAGATTCTTCGTCGTAGTCATCGGTGACGTTGCGTGATCGATTACAGACTCTGTGAGTAAGCCGAAGGTTGTTGCGGGTATTGTCGCCACCTAGATGTACTGGGATGATGTGGTCAATCTCAGGTGCTAACTCATTCCAGGATGGAAGGTTTGTGTTTACCTCTGTGTAGCAAAGTTGGCACTTGTAGTTGTCTCTGTGGATGATGAAAAGTCTCTTACGCTTGGAATACTTGCGTTTGTCTGCGCCACGGTACTTATTCGTGCAGGTGTCACTACAGTATGCGTAGCCGTGCTTTGAAGTGAACTTCTCTCCACATCCTTTGCATTTGCATGCCCACCAAAAAGAACCTCTGGCATGTGAAGCAGGGTATTCAGGGATGCTTTTTGGAACATGTACTAGTTCAGTGCTTGAGCTGAGCTTGCGTTCAGGGGTTAGCGTGGAGACTCTTGCACAATATGGGTGTCGTTGGACGCCTGTTTTTGTCGCTGTGCCTGGCCTGTCGCACATTATGCAGATGAATGGATACTTGAGTGGCTTAGGGCCTTTGAGCTTGCCCGATTCTCTTCTGCGGTTGGTGTAAACCTTGTTTGCGCATACAGCTGAGCAGGCGTTTTGTTGCTTACCAGTCAGTTCTGTTTGGCAGATGGTGCAGGTACGCTTAGACATATCAACCCCCTTCTCGGGTTGGTCATGCTCCCAGGCTGTTGACGCAGTCGTGGGAGTCTCTTATTGAGTTAGATAAAGCCGGGATGTTTCTCTTTGGGCTTTTGTTCGGTCAAGTGCTTACGTGCTGCGCGTCCTTCGGCTGATGATTTCTTGCCGTGGTGCCATTTGCAGAGCATGCGGAGATTGTCGAGTGAGTGTGTTCCGCCGGATGCGACGTTGATGATGTGGTCACATTCAGTGCCGGGATCTGGGCATTGAGTGCCGTTAAGCATGAGTTCTTGGCATTGTCCGTTGTCTCGTTCCATGACGAGCTGACGGATAGCTTTCCAGTTATGGGGTACTGATTCGCCCCGTTTGGAGCCTTCCCATTGTCCAGACACTTGAGGCTCCTTGTTTGCACCGCTCCGAGGAATTGAACCCCGTCCAACAGGTTTGGAATCTGTTGTGCTGCCGTAACACTTGAGCGATAGGTCGGCCTGTCATGAGTACACGGTGACTTAGCGTCGGTGTGTAACAGGGGACAGACCTTCAATTAGTAGTTGTTTCGTATACACGGGGACAACAGCCAAGCCCTAGACGGCCACACTTCCTTGGGTAGTGCAGTCTTTGCGTCCTCCATGATGCTTATGATCTGGGGGTTAAATGCAGAAACCCCCACGCTTGGTGAGGGTTTTTGGCATAGTTATACGCCGTGGCTCTAGTTTACATCTTTTGTTGAGGGTTTGGTTAGAGGTTTGGCGTGTCGTCTACTTGTCTAGATCAAACATGTTCTGCTCCTTGCTTGTATGGGTTGTCCTCAAAATACGTTTCAACCCACTTGGCGTTATAGCCTTCTTCCCATGCTTTTGCCATGAGAGATTTAGCGGCATCTAAAGAAATCCCTGTAGCGTCAATGAACTGAGCTACCGCTTCGGCTTTTACTTCAGCAAGCCAACGGTCAAACTCGTCATCATCACGCCATTTCCAGCCATGACGTATTTCTTCTGTTGTAGGGGTGTAATCCACTATCTAGCTTCCTTCCCAGAATGGAACAACCAACGGAACCATGTCGCCACGGCAGTGGTAAGCACACACTGGGTACGGGTCTTTTGATTCAGGGTCACGGCGATATGCAACTGCTGGCTTATCGCATGGCTGAAATGCTTCTCTACGTGTCACTCCCTCAGCACATGGAACATTTTGTGTACTCATTCTGTTTCTCCCTGTCGGTAAGGGTTCATAGTTGCCCCTTTGTCTGCAATGACATCACTAACGCCAGTCATGTAAGCCTCTTCCCAGACCTGAGCTTTTACTTCAGTAAACCAACGGTCAACGTGAGCTAGGAACTGCTCAGCCTTCTCGTCATCTACGTCAACAACCATCTGGTCAAGACCAAGAAGTGCAAGTTCTTTAATCACTTCCTCGTTGAGTGGTGGTAGTAGTACTACTTCTTCTGTTGTAGGTGTGTAATCACTCATTCTGTTTCTCCCTTTACTGGCATTTGAGAAATACCTGCCTCTAGTGCCCTCAGCACAGAGTTGTAGGGGTCAGCCTTTAGCTGCTCCTGAACTAACTTCATAATGCGCTGACGCTCAATCTGTCGTTCTTGCGCTTTTACTCCAGCAAGCCAACGGTCAAACTCTTCACGAAGAACACTTGGCAATATATGAGCAGGGCTTTCTTCCTCTGCCCAAATAAATGAGGAACGTACTCTCTCAGTTGTTAGCGTGTTGTTACTCATTTTTTCCTCCAAACGATTTCAGCACTGCGAGCATCCGCAAACGTGCCTTCTGGAAAGACCAAGCCTTACCGTGAAGATAAGTGCCGTCTGTGAAAGTAACCTTCCACTTCCACTTTGTTAGAGGCTTATCGCGCCCTAAATGGATTTCTTCTACCTTCCGTACTTCTTCTGTTGTAGGTGTGTAAGGAACTTGTTCGGGATTTCCGGACAACTCACTCATTTCACTTCTCCTTTGATGAGGTCGATTAGTTGGTCTAGATAGGAAACATGTTCCTTGCAGTATTCACAGCCACAGTCAGATCCTTTAGCTGTGTTGATTACTTTGACGATGCGTTCCTGCTCGGCTTCTGCGCCTTGTCGCCTGTAGTGGTTGCGGACTGTTTCGGCACTCATGCGGTTTCTCTTTCTAAATGTGGTGCGTTCAAGTGTTCGACGGCTAGGGCTACGTAGTCGTAGACTCCACCGACTGATTTGAGTGATGCGACATGGGCATCAAGTTCCTGCCTGGTCATACGGGTTCCTTTGCTTCTAGGACGTATGCGAGTTCTCTCAGTTGTAGGTCGCCTAGCCACACGTTTCGGCATGACCTGCACCTAGCGAGGCAGTTCTGTAGGGCGTTACTGAATCCGTGGTCTGGGTTGTGCCATTCGATAATCAATGCACGGCCTGATTCTGACTCGTTGACCTTTGCGTGAGTTTCCCCACATTCAGGACATGACCCCATCAGTTCGAGCGTGACCGGTGGGTTCAGGATGCGGTTGATAGCTCTCGACCACCCCTCTACGCTGCGAATAATTCCCGGAATACGCGCCTCATCAAGAGTTCCGTCAAGTAGTTGCTTATAGATCCCGACGGAAGCCTGCCGAATGTTCTGCTCGGGAAGCAGGTAGGGAACGGCACCTGGACTGTAAATGGTGAGAAGTTTCACTGCCCCTTCCTCGATACGGTCATACAAGTCGAGTGCTTCCGCATTGAGTACGTTGCGTTCTGAGGCCAGATTTGACCCTTGCCCTCCCCCAGCAACACTTGAAGCTATAGCGGTACGTAGCTGACCGATGAGGGGCTGGACAGCCACCTTCGTGATGACTATCTCATGCTCTGATTCTTGGCGAATATCCACACTTGTGATGGTGGTGAGTTCATCGATTACTTCACGGAGTTGTTCTAAAGCGGTTTTCAAGAGTTTTCCTTCCGGTCGTGGCATGGGCAGGCATATTTCAGGCCACAAGGAAACAGGCCGTGTGCTTTGGTTCCTCTTCGGCATTTGGAACAGCATGGGTTAGGGCGGACTTCGGGTTGCGGTTCAGGTTTGGGTGCTTGTGGGAATGAATATGAAGCCATTAGAAAGGCGTGTCCTCTCCGAGAGCTGCGGTAGCCCAGTCATCAGCAGGTGGAACGTCACTGTAAGGAATTTCCTCAACCGGCTCTGCCTGGTCATCCTGTTTTAGGAACTCAGGGAAGTTGATGGATCGCTCTACGTTGTAACCGGTCGTGCCGTCTTTCTTTTCGTAGGACTTGGCACGGTCGGAATACACTCCACGAACCTTCACCCGGTCACCTACTGACAGGATTCGGTTCTTCACTTCCCAAATCGTGTATTTGTCTGGATAGCTAGACTTTTCACGCATCACTTCAAGGTTTGCTCCCATGAAAGTTTCTTTATAGAAGAAAACTCTTGAGATAGTTCCGGTGACTGTGATTTCTTCACGGTCTTTGTTGCTCATTGCTGTTCTGCTTTCATTGCTAGTTCAAGTTGTTTCTCAGAAAATTCGTATTTACGTTGGCGAGACTTTTGGGCATCTTTCAACCGCCACTGCTCACCAACCTTGTAGAGGCGTTCATCATGTGCCTGGAGAAGATTCGGGCGTAAAACCCGGCGCATCTTCTCAAACTCATGAATACGCATCGCCTCACGATGCCGAGCTGAATGAAAGGACTCCTCAGCAGCAACCTTCACTGGGTCGAGGCCATTCATCCACAGGACGAAATCATTCATGAGGCACGCTCCAATCTGACGAAATAGCCCTTGACTCCTGATTTTTCGAGTTGGTCAGCATCCTCTTCCCCATAGGCGATAAGTACTGATGGAGCATTTGCAGACCCCCCCCGCTTAAATCGGCGCGAAGGAATTTGATACGCCCACGAACAAATAAGAGTGCTGTTGCTCGTTGCCAAACTTGTTCAAAAAACACTCTGGTTTCAGTTCGGGCGAATATCAGTGCTGTTCCTGTTCCGTGATCTGCAAGCCTTTTCAGGAACGGTTCAGACTCACGGCCGTATGGTGGGTTACACCAGATGCGACCACTCCAGGCGAGAGTTAGGCCGTCCTCGCCTCTTTCGAGTAGATAGGTCGACTTTGCAAGGTAGTGGTTTGGTGCGCCGCAAGGGTCTAGGTCAAACTCGCCCAATGAATCAACAATGTGATTTGGAGTTAGCCAACGTGTCTCACGTTCACCTGATGCAGGTAAAGCATTGCCGAAGCTAGACATGAGGAACCTCCGCATACCAGCCACATACACAAGCCACCACATCGATACATGGATCGTTAGGTACGCGGATAAGGTTCCGGCAACGCACACAAGGAACAGTTCGGAAATCCCGAACAGTTGCATCAATCACTTCTGCACCTCCCAGTAAGGAATGTGACCATCTACCCAGTTAGCGCGGTCATGCTCATCACAAGCCACCCAGCCACGCGCTAAAAGCCATGCTGAAGAAGTCTCGAACCGTTCTTCATGTTGTTCAGCCCAAGTACCTGGCTTAGCCCACGAGTTCAACCACAGGCGCTTAGAACACCAACCGTTGAAGATAATCCCGTGATTGGTATCACCCAAATATCGGTTAGGAGACTCCTCGCCACAATGCGAACACACCACAGGCTTAGAACGCTCCACCTGCAAAGCTGCTAAACGCTCAGCCTCTGCCCGTTCAAGCTCATCAAAGAAAGACAACTGGCTCATGCGACAGCCCCCTCATCGATTGACTGCTGCAACTCAGCCCAAGAGTTCTTAATCGCCGTCAACAAATACGCCTGAGGTTTCTCCACAATCCCCGAAGCACGAGATAAGAGATCCAAAACAATCTCGTACGCCTGCTGGACAGTGACAGACCTACCAGTAACGTTCACTAGCTCTGCATGAAGCTTCGTAAAGTTTGAGACACCTAACCCTTTGAGGCTTGAATTGATGACACTAATTTCTGAGTCAATTTCGCATGTTTCGCGGTTAAGAACTTGACTGACTTTATTAAGTCTTAACTGGGGTTGGGGTTGGGGTTGGGGGCGGTCGTACATCGCCCGTACATCATCCGTTACACCTGCTGTTACATCATCCGTTACACCGCTTTTGCGCTTCTTTTCACGGTGATTTTGCACACGGCCACGTACTCGGTCACGCTCTTCAAGCACTTTCTCCCGTGAAGGCTGAAAATCGAGGTAATCGTGAATCAGATACACGCCACGAGGAACATCAGGACAAGACTCACAATCATGCCCAGACTCATGCCAAATATCAGCCGTTAGTAACTCCGTTACAGCATCCTCAGGAGAAGCATCACGGCCCGTAAAGTTATCAACCGAGATTGACAGGCCAGTCGTATCAATAAGCCCCTTCACAGCCCGTTTAGGGATGAATCCGTCAGTTAGGTTGCGGTTAGCGAAAGCCAAACCACGAATCCACAACGCATCACCAAGAGCAGTAACGCCATAAAACTTCCTCTGATCATAGAAATCATCAGAGACACGTACCCAGCCCATTACGCAGCCTTTCCAATTACGAGAGGGGCGTCGTTCTTTCCCCTGGTTATTTCTGAAACGTCAACGACTCGGAATGTTCCGTCGTTGCTCAGTAAGCGCCATTCACGCGCCCAGATGTAGAAAACAGCGACCCGTTCGGTGTCATCCCACTCAAAGGTTTTCCACCCGTTACGGATACCGGTGTCGCGGAACTTCGTATCGACCTCTAAAGCGCCGTTACACAGTCCACACAGCGCCATAAGGTTCGATAAGACGTTCTTGTAGCCCTTAGGGTCGCCACCCATGCCACGGTTAGTGCGGTGCTGGATAGAGAGCGAATCAGAGCTACATGCAGCACATCGGTACGAATCACGCTCATATACAGACAGAGCAACCTTCTTAGAAACGTTCATTCGTCAACCCCCTCAGAGAGAGTGCGGACGTATTGCTGCCGAATGTAATCAATAGAAACTTCTTTGCCGAAAATGTCATGCCAGCAGAGTCCATCTATGCAAGTAGTGGCCAATATCTCGACACCGAAAGCATCTTTGTAGACAACTTGCGCCCACTTCTTTCTAGGTAGTTTCACAACTTCACGGACGACTTCCAGCGTGTATTCACCGCCAGCCAGCTTGATATCTGGCAGGTTCAAATATGAACGGCCAACGCCTTCACGGAACCAAACATCACCCGTTTCGTCACTAGGTTCCTCAGCAATAACCTCCAGCGTTACCCTGAGACGGTCACCCTTCACCCAACTCATGCTGGAACCTCCACAGCAGGCCAAGCCTCAACCGGAGTCTCAACCTCAATAACGTCAGTAGAGGCATCGTCACGAGTAATAACGAGATCGTGAACGCCAGCGATAGCCTCAACCTTCTGCTCATCAGCCTGAATAGCCTTACCCAGCTCAGTTGACTTCGGCAGGTAAGGAGCCAACGCACGAATAGCGGTCTTACGCGCCATTTCTTCCTCATTAGTTTTCCAAGGAGTTGACTGCCAATAAGAAGGACGGCGAGCAAGCACCTTGTCCTGAGGAAGATAAGCCCACACTGTTCCGGCACCCTTGAGCTTCGCCATAGCGACAACACCAGTCCAGGCACGCTTCTCGTCATAATCGGCAGGCAACCAATCAAAGAATCGGCCACGTTCACTGTTCGCGCCGTGGTCGAACTTGTCACCCTCACGTACCAGGAACGTTTCAATCTTCTCGATACGTCCAGAACGGTAAGCCAACTCGATGTATCCCTGATACCCAATAATGGGGAGGCAAATCTGCTGACCACCCTGCTTACGTGGAGTCAGGTAGAAGTGCCCCAAAGCTGGACCAATCTCCAACTTGAGTTGAGCCGCCAACATGATTCCGCCCAACACACTCGACGGAGTGGCCTGCTGCAAATCAGCAGATTGAGCAATCGTTGAAATCGCTGCACGCACAAACGCGCCCGAGTTCATCGCCCCAGCAAGTTGCACCTCAATAGCGGACTGTTGAGCCTGCACGAGATCCCGAACTGTCGGGTTTTTCTTCTGTTCGACCTGCTTTTCAGCAATAGCCTGAGAAATATCAGTCATTAGTTTTCTTCCTTCAAAGTTGATTTCCAAATAGTGAGTTCGTCGTAACCGGCAAGAATGTCCTCAACAGTCATTCCGGCCTCCCACGACTCGGGAGGGTCTGCCTCAAATTCCTTGAGGGTCTTACGCAAAAAACGAGGCGTAGAGGGATGTTCACGCATGTACTGCGCGTGAGTATCGGGATGTTCAGCCTTGAAAAGGGCCATATCAAACGACACAGAAGGCTTCGGGCGCTTCCACGTATAAAGCGACTTACCCTCAAACTGAATCTCAGAGTTGTCAGTAGCGTTCAATAGCTCCTTGAGAGCATCAGCAACCTTGTCGGAATCTTCCTTTGCCTGCTTCAACGTTGAACGTGCCTGGCCGTCAAGCCACCACACGTTCAGGATGCGCTCATCAACGCTCAGAGAGTTCCCTGAATCCTTGAATACTTCAGTCACTTCCGAAATGGTCGTCGGCTCTGGTGGAGTCAATGCAAGGACATTGTTCTTCCAGAAATCGCCCGTAATCTCGATGATCTGGTCAACAGCTGCCTGATTCCATTCGATGACGTAAAACTCGGGCTGATTCCCGCCGTGAAGAACAGCGAGATAGCCACGCTTAGCGCCTAGAACAATCATTTGGACAAGTACCTGCACCTGATAGTTCAAAGGCACCCCATCAGCCCACGAATCCTTCATATAGGTTGAAGAAGTCTTTAGCTCAATAGGTTCACCATTCGCGTTCACACGGTCAGGCGTAGCACCAAGCCACGGATATTCGACCGACTGTAAAAGACCAGGAGAAGGCAGCACTGCATGGCCTTGCGTATCCTCAACCCACTGAGCAATCGCATCCTCTAAACGGTGACCCCACTCCTGCCACTCCGTCATTTCGCTAGAAACTTCCGGGGTGAGCTTGTCGGTATAAATACCCAACGGAGTTGACCACTTAGACAAACCAAGGATGCACGCAACCTCAGAAGCCCCAATGAACGACTTACGAGCCTGTAACCACTCCACAGAGTTAGGAACAGCCTCCAAAACTGTGTACGACATTTACATTTCCTCAATAATTAGTTGGAGCTTGGCTGGACCAAACTCACGATCTACTTTGTGAATGACCGGCATGAGCTTCATCATGTATTCCGGCGTATCATCAGGCACCAGCCCGGCATCTACGAGGCCGTCACACATCGCCTTGAGAGTTGGCACCACGTTGTCAACATCACGCCGACGGTTATCGAGCACCAGCCAAACGAGTTGAACTCTGCACTTTCCCAATGCAGGTATATGGGCAGATTCTTTAGCAGCGACCCGTCGAACCTTTCGGGTCAGAGTCATTTTCTGCCCCCAATGCATACGTTGATTAGAAGTCAACGGTGGACGTTCATAAGGGAAGTTGATTAGCCAGGACTGCTTCACACTCATGCGGACACCGCCCGACGGATACGTTGGCGCTCATTTTTCAATGCACGCTTAGCAGCGACTTCCTCAGCAGACATGCGAGACAAGCGCTCAATGCGGTATTCGCGCACAAACGTCTTACATGTCACGCAACGGCAACCATTACGGAAGTAACTCGATAAGGAACCGGTTTCGTGGATCACAGCTCGCCCCGTTCCTTCAACGCAATCGCTTCCTTGGCAGAGAGCTTCGTTGAATCGATACGGCCGTGAACAATGTCCACCAGTGCATCCTCGGCAGAGTTCAGAGCATCCAAAACGGAGACCCCCCCCCCCCCACTTTTGGCGTGAACGCCACATACGAAACTCACGCTGAATCAGTTCGCCATTAGCTAGGCCACTCATTTGGCACCTCGCAAAAGGCGTGTACCAGCGAAAGCCATAACAATGACACCAAGCATCGTTGCCCCGTTATTCACGCCCATAAACAAGGCAGGAACAGCAGCAACAACAAACCCTGCAATAAACGTCAGGCTCAACGCTCAGCCCTCCAGAAAAGGCGGTCTAGCCAAGACAGCTGTGCAAACTCCTTCACAGCACGCTCATACCCCTGACCCCAGCCACGCTCAAACGACTCATTACGAGCAGCAGACTTTTCACGAGCATGAAGAACGCCAAGTTCGGCCTTCTGGTCAAGCAACGCATTATCAAGTAGCGCCATAAACTCACGGTCACGCTTCTCCTGAGCAGTCAAACGAGCCACTAGATCATCACCGCCACAAGAGCCACAACAGCAAGAAACAAGACAAGGACAGCTACGACACCGCAGCCAACCGCAACACCAGAAACAAACCCAGTGTTCGGTTTCGTTTGAGAAAACGAATAGTCACCGTCATAAAAAGAAGGAGCCTTCACAGGAGGAAACTGACGACTCAAATCGAAATCATTCACAGCGAGAACTCCTTCGCAATCAACACAGCCTGAGCCTTCCCATTCGGCCCCAGACGACGAAGCCCCGAATCAACCACCAAACCCTTACGCTTCAAAGCAGCAGGACGGGCAGTAATCGACGAATAAGAATGACCAGGGAACTTCGCAAGCAACTCACCCTGAGTCATGCCCGTAAAACCGCCGTCACGAATAGCCTCCAAAACAAGAGACTCCAAACCAGACACATCCAACGACTCAGCAGCCGCAATAGACGTATCCGATGCGTTAGAACGGTACAAATGCTGTACCGGTGTTACAGTTGGTGTTGCAGTAGACATGTAGTGCCTTTCTGTATCAAGCCCCCAGTTACCGCTGGGGGTTTTCTCTTTGTGTGTGGTGGGAGCTGACCGTTCCAAATCGAGCAGCCCCCACCAGTTCTGTATTCAGTTATGAAAGACCGGAGCTGGCAGACAATGGGGGGAATCAGCCAGCCCCGGAGATTAGGAAGCCTTCTTACGTAAGGCTTTGGCTGTTGCCGGGTACGCCCATAGGTCACGCGGTGCAGCCATTTGGTCACGGACGGCCTGAGGAGAGAAACGCCAGGTACGACGGATTCGAAGAGAAGGGATTACACCTTCACGGGCGTACTTGTAAGCGGTGTCTCTCGATACCCCGAGCATTTCTGCAAGCTCGTTGATGTCGATGAGCTTCTCAAACTCGCTCATGCGCATGCCTTAGGGAATAGATCCCGAGCTGAGATGTTGAGGACTTTAGCTATCGCGTGAACATCACGGGCTGTGAGTGAACCGGAGTCTTGTTCAACCTTGCGATAAAGAGTCGCGTAGGGAATACCAGACTTACCTGAGAGTGTGTTCAGACTAATCCCAGCTGATTCACGGGCTTCTCTGATTGACTGGGTAAGTGCTTTGTCGAAGCTTTTACTATCCATACGGATAACACTAGGCACTATCCAAACGGATATCAAACAGGCAAGCTATTTCGGCGTGTCGAATGTAGAATGGGCGTTATGAGTAACATGCAGGGGGACAAGTACAGCCAAGCTGTAGCAGCCATTCTTCGACGCGACTACGAAGCAAGCGGCCTAAGCTTTCGGATCATTGCCGAACGGACCGGGCTAGGTATTGCCACCGTGGAACGCGTTATCAACGGCAAGCGCGAAGCTACCGCCTACTACCTTCACAAGCTTTGTGAAGTATTTGGCACATCGCCTGGCTCTGTACTTGATGAAGCCGATAACGCTGGGTAG